CGACGCTTAAAGTTATTCTCGAGTCCTGCATATGTCTTGATCTCTGACCAGTTCTTATTGAATGGATCATCCTGCTTAAACTGATCCATAAAACTTGTTGGGGTATCTATATTTGCACTAATAAAAACTTGATCTTCGTCCATTATTCATCTCCATATTTAGCAATTGTATCTTTTGCTGCCTGAACAGCACCTAGGTCATTTAGGTTTGGAATTAAGCCAGCCTTCATTCTATCTACTTGCTCAGAATACTCTTCGTCAGTGACTCTACCCATACCAGCGAAAAAATATGCTTCGCCATCTGGCTCTCCATAATATGCTGCTGCTTGCTTTAATTCTGCAATCTTACCAAGATCACCCTTCATTGAAGGAATATTTAAAATATTTCCTTGACCATCTGTAAACCACTTACCGTTAGCCTTCTTCCATACGTAGATACCCCAGTCATACTGTTTATCTATTAAAGTTACCTTAGTTTCGCCAATCTGGCCTGGCATGCGTGGCTTTCCGTCTTTACCAAAAAGTGACTGATCTTTGTTTTTCATAACCACCAGTATACCATATTATACTGGATCTGAGATTTGTGATTGCCATGTTAGGTCTTTAAATATAGAGTATTCGTACCCATTGATGCTAAATACACGACTATCGTCAATAATAATTTTATTTGTTCCTGTGTAGGCCTTGTATAGGTCTGATGGATTTACACCGTAGTAACTTACTGAGGACTGAACAAGTACTCCCTGCCACAAGAAATAGTCGTTCCAGTATTCCCAATCAAATAGGCCATCGGCAGCAAACTTTACTCTTGCCCAAGGTCTCTGAGTTACAGTCTGAATTGCCTGTAGATTTGTTGTCTGATAATAAGACAAACTATTAAAAATAATAGGACCATTTATCATAATTGATCCAGCGTAAGATTTGAAATTTAAAATGCTTGGGAAGCCTATGCCTAGCATTGACCACTCATTAATATTAATAACTGGTTCTTTGACAACCTTACCATTTAAGTAAAATACAACTCCACTGTATAGGGCACCTGTATTACCGTCTATAGCATATATCTTTGCTCTTTTGCCTGTTGGATGATTTGCAACCATATAAAATTTAATTGTTTTTGCTTTTGCATTAATTTGCATAATTTGTGTAGGAGCATATGGGAAGAAGTCCCCATTAAACCTAACCAAAGATTGCATAGCCATCACTTCATAATTTTGTGACTTATTGGCATTAACTGGTATAGCAACACCACGATTAATCTGTGGATCGTAGTCGCCACGGATTTCTAATCCCGAATGTCTAGTTAGATAAAGATATGGGGAAGATCCTTTATAAATAGTAAAAGGATTTTTGGCTTTATAGTTATAATAATATCCATTATTAACATATGGATATACGTTAGTTCCAAATCTTGTACCGACGTTGTTTGCTGTATTATAATTAAATGCCTGAGATGCTAATTGCAAGTTTTTAATTTTAATTGGTTGATACTTTACACCTTCAACGTCAAACTCAAGATGCATAACAATAGCAATTTTATTAAAATCAACACCTTTAGGTGGATAAATAATTATATTATCAACAACCTCATACTTTGTGTTTACCCACTCACTTCCAGGTGTGATCACTCCATTTTTTGGAACATCTTGCGTATTGACAAAAAATCCATCTACTGCGTTGGCTCCAGTTTCTAGATATTCAAAAGTTATATATGTTTTTAAAATAGAACTTGATGTATCATAAGAATATGTCTTGATAGATTTTTCTGCTAAATCCTGATAATCAACATACCCAGTATATAAAAAGTTATCAAGAGATTCGTAGGTTCTTTGTGCTGGATAAGAATATTCTGCTGCAAGTTCAGAATAAAGCCATCCATCTTCACTTATAACTTCTGTTTCCTTAAACTTTGTTGGTGCTGGATAATTAATATTAAACTGTATAAAATCTAATCCAAATTTACTATCCCCATACTCATCAGTGATATATTGACCAAAGTACGATAAAGGTACATAGTCTTTCCAAGATCCCTTAAAGTCTGTGTCTAAATAAAAATTATCAAAATAATCTTTAGGGGCAATAGCGCAACTTGGCTTATGGGCCTGTAACTGGATAGTTAAGAAGTCTGCATATGTACCGCCATTAAGAATGTAAGTCCAGAATGTTTGATCTGCCGTTCCGCCATCGTAGTCAACTCCAGGTCCGTATAAATTAAATATATTCTCATAATCTTTTGGCACACCAATTTCATCAAATAGATTTGCAATATCCTTAACATTCTTTTCAGAACATAAACCTATTTTATAAATATTACCCGTAAACGTTTTATCAAAATTCTTTGTTCCGCCAATATACAAAGAAAGATTAGAGTTGGTAAAAAATGAAGTAACGTTTCCACCAAAAGTATCTCTGAAAACATCTATCTCTAATCCAACAGCAAATGGGGATTCATTAGAAACTGAGAATGATTCATATATTGTTACTGGATCATCTTCACCATATTTTAAAATATATCTAACATCGTTTCCAACGCACTCAATAGAAAAATAATTTGAAGCCTGATCTTCTAAACGCATAAGAACTTCTGTTCCAGAATATACGTCTGGCTTTTTAAATATTCCGTAGAATGCGTGAATTTGTTGTCCATTTAAATTAAACTTATCAAAATACAAATAAGAGTTGACATTGTTCCAACTTGTAGATGGTCTGAGGTTTAAAAATAACTCATCCTCGTTTTGAATTACTGCACAATCAGTAAACAACATCTGTTCTGTTTTAGTAGTATCGTTTATAAAGACTTGAGGAATAGAAAACTTTGGCGTAGTTAAGTAGTTATCTTCTACAATAACATTATCTAATGATGCCTGAGACCATGAGCCTAAGTCTGGGTAGTTGTAATTTTTTGTATATTCTGCAAACGCATAATCAAATACTACAGAACTTCCACCGTATGACGCATTAAGGTTTTCTGGGTACTGGACTCCCTGACCATATACAAATCTTCTCTTAGCAACCAATGAAGGTACGAGGTATGGATAAATAGCAACACAGTCTAATTCAATAGGCTGTACATCAGAGTATGCATAAAAACCTATCCAATCCTGATCTTTAAGAGCATTAAACTTATCTGGAAGTGATAGATTTGCGCTATCAATAGTTAAAGATATAACCTCTTCACCATTTAATAAAATTGTAGATAGGTTATTTGAGTATTTCCAATCAATAAGCATTGGACGTTCCCATTGACCAATATAATATGATTGATAATAGTTGTTAATCTTTAATATTAAGAATGGTCCGTCTAAATATATACCGTCTGTTGATGCGATAGGTCCAACAATTCTTCTTGCTTGGGAAGATGAATTATTTGTTCTTAGCCAAAACTCTAGAGTAAAGTCTTGATACCTTCCTCCATCAGACAACATTCCATTTGAAGGAATAATCAAACTTGGCTTATTACTATTTTCATATATCTTTGTAATATTTGTTGAACCAAACACCATTGGAACACCAAAGTTTTTAGCAACTAATGACTTGCTATTTACAAAATAATATCCATATGTATCGGATAAACCATACGCTGCTGCTGGCACAACCTCTGAAGAAGTTAGCGCAATATCGGTTGGCAATGTAACAGTTGAAACTCCAAGTGAACTTGATTGAAACTCTTCTGCCCATTGACCAAAAGTAACTCCATTGACATAAAAAACATAATCGGTTAGTTCTGTAGACTGACCCAAGTAATTAATTTTAACAACTAGTCTAATAGATGAATTATCAAAGTCTGGACTAAAGGTTTCTGATATAAAGTACCATTTGTCTTTTAACGATACTTCATATGGTCTTAAAACATCAACATAAGACTCTAAGGCATCATCATAATACCTATACCCAATTTCAAGACTAAGTGCGTAAGGGCTTGTTGTATAAAAATAAGATCCTATAGAAAATGTTTTGAGTACTTGGTTTAAGTCGTCAACATTTACTAATTCTGGACTTACTAGTGTTGTAGAAAAGGTTTCACCCAAAACTGCGTCTGGTGTAATCTTATTAATTATGCTATTAGGAAATGGTGCATCCAGCAATTCTTCTGTTTCAATAGACGCTCCGTTATCAATAGACCATAAAGATATTTCTCTATTGGCTTCAGAAATTAAAGAAACATAATCTGCTTGATCATCCAAAGCCCACATGAATTGTGGATGTTCAGCATATATTTTTTCTGCATATAGGTTTGACGGAGTAGACATTGTGAGTCTATTTTATCATACTAAGATATTTTTATTTCACAAGCATCTGTAGTACAGTACATTTCGCCTTGTGCCTCAAGATTTTCTGCTCCGTCGTAGATGGCAGACCAGTCGATCTTTTTGATTTGGCCAATATATGAGTTATATTCTTCTTCTGTAATTTCAGTATACGGTTGCTGTGGATATACCTTATTTCCCATCGGCAAGAATGAAACTGCCTTTAACTGTCCTTCGTACATATGAAGTGCTGGCGCAATATGCTTTGATTCAGTTTCTTTGTCAAATGAAAGCGTTACAGACACGCCGTTATCAGACCAGTATTTCTGAGCAGTAGCAGCAAGCGCAATCTTCTCAAATAATGTAACTTCTTTTTCAGATCTTGCATGTCCAGAATGTACTGGGAAATATACGACAGTTGTATTCGCAGATACAAGGTCTGCTTCCATCTTATATCCAGCAGCCTTGAACAAGTGAATCATTGGGTCAGTATTCCCAAAACGAATTGCTCTCAAGAAATAGTTTCCGCCTGGAGCCCAGTGTACTCCTGGAGTTGCGCCAGAAAGAATTGATACAGACCCTGATGGTTTAACAGTTGTGACTCTAATGGAATCACGAACACATAACCACTCTGAATATTGATGATCATACTTACGGATAGTGTTATATCCTTCGTCCATCCATTCACGCACAACAGGCAAACCAAATTTGTCTGAGAATGATGCTATACCTGTAAGTGATGTTCCAATACGACGATTACGTTGCATAATACCATTTGTCTGTTGCCAGTGTGTAGGGATTAGCGTTACAGTCTTGCCATAGAGGTAGGCAAACTTAAGGGTGCGTAGAAAGTCCTCCTTGGATTCATGACGATTTAAATGTACCTCGACTAAGGTGCACAATTCGTATGATTCCAATGGCTGCTCTGCACAAGGATTAAATCCCATTACACGGTAGTCTTTACCATCTGGTGCATCCTTAAGTCTGCCATAGTTTCTAGCAACGTCAAGCCAAATGAATCCTGGCTCTCCGTTATCAACGATTAGGTCTACGTAATCTTCGTACTTTGTACCTACCGTCGCAGAAATAGAGTTGTTAGACATCCAAGCCCAACCTGGCTTTTCTGGATCAAATGAGTTACGATCTGGAAAAACCTCAGCATTCTTCAAATTCATAAAGTCTTGATCTTCTGCTCCACCCAAAGCCAATGTCGCAGATCGTCTGACATTTCCTGATACCACACAGGTACCAATGAGATTAACGATGTCTACTATTGCTCTTGAATCTAGGGTTTCTCCTGCTCTACCGCCGATTACAGACGTGATCTGCTTGTGTAGTTGGATAAGTGGTGCAGGACCGCTTGCAGTGCCTCCAAAGCCCTTGATAGGTGCTCCTAGAGGTCTAATAAGGTCATAGTTAAACTCCTGAATATACATATTAGGCTTTAAATATGAGTTTATAAGAAGTCTAACGGATTCTACCCATCCCTCCCGTGTATCTGGGATTTCGTATACCTGTGGTGGCTCTGTTGGGCTATAAATAGGCAAATTCTTGTCTGCTCCGACAGTATCAAACCCTACACCTACACCCATCATTAGGGCATCCATAGTCCAAGCAAATAGAGCACCTGGGTCATTGCGATCAATGTCTTTAGTAGATACCATAGCGCAGTTTTGTAGTGCTGCTGAATTCTTCTTTTCCATTGTAAGTGCCGTGCCAAAAGACCATAGGCCTCGTCCTGGTGGTGTCCACTTTAAATTAAACAATCTATCAAAGGCTTCTTTTGCAGATGACTGTGCCTTATAGTCATTCCAAGGTAGTCTGTTTTCTTTTGCGTGATTCTTCTGGGCTGAGTACATACCCTCGATTACTCTACGACAAACCTCATGCCATCTTTCTTTAGTTCCATCTTCCTTCATACGGGAGTAGGTGCGAATAAATGTAATCTCTCCTAAAGAATTACCACCAGCGTCTGCAAAACCAAATGGCGGTTCCTTTGTTTTATACTCACTTATGAACTCTTCAGACAAACGAAAACTAAAAAAATCAGACACAGATATGCTCCTTTAAAAACTGTTATTGATTAAGTATACCAGAGTTTTTATTTTTTGTAAACTCTAATTGTATTATTGAGGGTTATGGTTTTAGTGAATCCAGTGTTGCGGAACCATATACTTAAAACCACTCTTAACTAAGTGTGCAGTATGGTGATATGGTGGTGATGGTGGGAAAATAATTACACTACCCGCTTTTGGTTTTACAGCAAAACTATAAGACTTATTTTGTTTTGCAACTTCAAAATCTTCTGCTGGAGTTCCACCTTGAATTACTCCTTCTGGATTTCTAATTGAGAACGAAATCTCTCCACCTTCGTAATCATCATTAAGGTACATAACTAAAGAATACTTAAGTCTTTCGTCACCTTCTTGCTGATCAAAGTGTGCTCCCATAAAGGTTCCAGCCTTGTACTTTTTAATAGGGTGTACTGGAAAAAGTTTTGGATCATCAGTATTACCCATAGCCTCAGCATAGTCTCTTGCTACAGCATGCATAGCATCATTGATTGTGTTATAAATATAGTCATACTCTTCGTTATCAGAATCTCTCATATGTCTAGGCAAGATATCCTTGCTTTCTCCATAAACATATTCTAAACCACTGCATGCCATCCACTCGCCCCAAACACTTGAGTCCAAGTTGTCAATCGCAGCAACAAGTTTCTTAGGATCTGCTATAACATCTGTATAGTAGTAAACTTTTTCTTCTAGTATTTCTTTATTCATAACCACTCCTTTAGTATTTGTTGTTATCGTAAAAGCCTCTTACTTTTACAAACCCAACTAAAACGTATCTTACTGGACCTGCTCCAACAAACCTTACTCCGTGTTCATATTCTTCGTTGCCTGGGAATACAAGAAGGTCTCTTGGTTTTGGACGTAAATCTATATCTTTGTTTTTAAAGAATAGGGTTCCATCCGCATAGTCATCGTTAAGATATAGTATAGCAGCATATTTAATTGATGGGTCTGTGTGCTGATCTGTATGTGACTTTAATTGAACCCCTTCTTGCATTCTTTGTAATGTTGCAAAGCCTGCTAACTCTAAACTAGGATCTGCTTTCTGTAAAAGATTGTGAAACTTTGTTTGAAGACTAAGCGCCAATGGGGACCCAGAAACATCATAATTTTTGTCATCCCATCCAAGGGTAATCTCGTACTTTCCTTCAGCAACAAGATTTTCTACGTCATCTCTACCAAACTTTTCCAAGCAGAATTGCTTGAGATGTTGTCTGTAATGAATTGACCAATCTTCTTCTGGAGTTTCATCAATAACTTTCCAAACCTGAGCAAATTCATCCTCTGTCATATAATTATGGACAACAAGAACTTCCATATCATCACGCCACCTACTTGTTTCGTAGCCTGCTTCCTGAAACTCTTTTTCCATAAATAGCATTGACATTATTCCTCAACCTTGTACTTATTTCCGTCTGGGTCTAACTTATACCCTTCCTTTAATAGTTCTTGCCATTCTGCTTTTTCTTTTGCTTGATAGGCTCTTGTTTCTTCCATCTCTTTAGCCCAAGCGTCTCTTAACTCTTGTGGATAGGCATCTTCTTCACGATCATCCCAGAATGAACCTAGGGTGTACCTAACGCCTTTAGTAATCATAGTGACTTCATGCATATTATTAAACCCGCCATCAAATGCGGCAAGCATACCAACTTGTGGCTTAATAGAAACATCGTTTGATGGGAAGTTTAGTAGACCACCTTCAAAGTCATCGTTTAGATATAAGAACGCAGCATATCTACTTCTTGTAAAAGCACCTGAGTTTCCTTTTTCATCTGTGTTATCAGAATGAATACGAGCATATGCTCCTGGTTCCCATTTTTGAGTATGATATCCAATTTGACAAATAATCTTTGGATCAAGGTCATGAACACTTGCAACAGCATTAATGATTCCTTGTTTCATATCAGAAAATATTGTTGGTGCTAAACCTTCTGCAATAATGTCCTCGTCATTATCTTGAGGCAACACTGATGAATATGATTCATAGAATGAGATTGGTGTCCATGATAGTTTTCCACTCTCTGCATGCTTATCCAAAATCTTAATTAATTTTGCAGCAGTATCAGCATCGATAAAGTTTTCATAAAGAACTAAGTCCTTATTTACTCTTTTCTTATTGGTTAAATTCATTATTTATTCTCACTCCTTCTGGGATTTCGAATCTATTTGGAACAGAATTACGGAACTTTTCCATAATTTCATCCTGCATTGAAGCCCATACTTCTTTGCCATATTCTTTTTCTTTTTCAAACCACTCTGGCGCACCGTTAGCATACTTTCTCCAATACATTCTAGAGAAATATTTATGACCTTGAGTTGGAGCAACAACTCCATGTAAGTATACCTTCTCGTCCTTAGTTAATACCTCTGGATGTCCAGATGGGAATACTAACCAATCGCCAGCCTTTGGCTTATAACTATACAGTTCATTGCCTGCATAGAAATCAATTTGACCACCTTCGTAGTCATCATTAAAATATGCATTAACTGTTACTGCAAATTTATATCCTGGACTTGTTATTGGCTCTCTAATATAATCAGAATGATATGTCATCGCCATTGGGTGTTCCCAAGAGGAATCATACTTACAGATAGATGGACCATACATTTGCCATCTAGGCAATCTATTGCCATCCTGGTCTTCAGTCATCTCTTCTTCATCAAAACCAAACTCTGCACCAAATTTATCTAAATAGTCTCTACCAACTTTATTGTAACCATTCCATAATTCCTGCAAGAAGTATTTATGATCTTCTTGTGCTGGAGTATTTGCCTCCAATTCGTCAATTGCTTGCTGATTAAATCCTCTAGGAAAATTACCTGGAATTGTTGGATTCAAGTAATCGCCAAATATAGACCATCTTGTCCATTCGCTTAGAAGTCTATCTGGGTCATTACTTGTTGAGTCTTTAAGAATTTGCTCTACCTTTTTGGCATCTTCAAAAACATTTCTATAAACTACAATCTTTGGATATATCTCTAATACTTCCATAGTCACTTCCTAATCCCATTTTTTGGATCCCACTGTCTGATTGCCTCATCATTTGGGAAAATTCTATCATATTTTTTATTAAAATCTGGCTTCTCTTCTCCAGTATGCTCTAAAATCTCCCAGAAAAATGGACAGGTATATCTAAATCCTTCTCGTATTTCTGTAACTCCATGCACGTAATTCATATCTCCAGGGAAGAAGTATGCGGAACCTCTTTTAGGTTTAAACTGTATACCCTGGTTTGGAAAATATAACTCTCCGCCCTCGTAGTCATCATTAATATAAAATAAACTTGCTATATCATAATTAGGAAAGTCATTTGGCGTTCCTGCATCTGGTCCAGAGTGCAGTTCTTTATCTGCATGAGGTAATTGGAACTGTCCTGGATTCCACTTTACTATTGTTTGTCCAGTTGGCTGAACCTTTACCTTAAAGAAATCTTCAATAATTGGTTGCAGTCTATTAAACAAACCCACAATAACTGGAACAATCTTTGGATCATTTTGATTTAAAGATGGAGCACTGCAGACTCTATCTTTCCAGTAATCAGCATCATAGGTGATGGTACCATTTTCATTTTTATGGCTTTCTGTAATATCCCAGATTGTTAAATTTCTTGCTGCATTATCTAAAAAATCAACTTCTTCATCTGTCATAAAGTTTTGTAATTCAATAATGTTATCTGGTCCACTGCCGAAAAATCCTGACGGTGTAATGGATGGGTGTCGTATTGCTAAAACTGCATCTTCTGGCTTCATAATAAGATTATATCACAGGTTAATGCTCCTGGATTTTTGCCTCCACTTCTAGTTTTGTAAGAAATCTTTCGACATCAAAACGCCAGTTATCTCTACCAAATGACTGTGCGATTTTGAGGCATAGTTTTTCATAGTCTTCTTTATTAAGTTTATCTTTGATAGCATATAGGGCATCAGTTGTATCAATGTAGTTTTGTCTAACAAAAGATGGATCCCCTGCCTGATTTCTTTTTAAAACTTTGGTATTAATTTTCCCAGATGGTTCATATAAAGAAACTGTTAAAAAATTTCTTGCAAATCCAGCATCCTGATACATTTGATATCCCGCAACAGCATCTACAACATTGTCATAGGAAATAATGGATCTGACTGGTGATTCTCCATCTCTAGAGACAGTTATAATATAGTGATTAATCTTTTGTGCTTTTGCGTCAGCAATATATTGATTTACAATATCTGTGTGGCTTGGTTTTAATTGATCACTCATCAAAACCCTGACCTATCTACTACATCTAGTTTTAATGTCTTAACTTCATGTGATCCAAGGGATGTTCCATTTTCGTCTACTGCCTCACGATACCAGTCTGTCCATTCTCCAGATGAGTTAACGACTTGTGCTGCTGTTCCATAATTTATGTTTGCTTGTTGTCTTTTACGATCTGGATCTTGATACGCTACAATCTCAATAGTTGTATTATTTAAATTGGTTAAAGAAATTGGAATAATCGTTGCAATTGGTGTTCCAGCCTTTATAACAACTTCTTGATTTGCCTTTTTTGCCTTAAGTGCTAATGGCAATGGATTATCATAAAAAGAAGTACTTATTAGATTAGACATTGTTTCAAAATCTTCGTTAAAGTAATTAACGGGATTAATCGTTAAAATACTTACATCTGGGTCAGTCCTAAAAATCAATGATGTATTAAGACTTATTGATGACTGACCTCTACCTGCATATGAGCCTTCAGGACTAGTAATTTTTACGTGTTGATCTGTTTGATCATTAATGCCATCCCAAAAAAATACTATATCTTCTTTACAAGAAAGATTCCAGCCAACAACGTTTGCTTGTGTAACAGGAAAACATCTATATGCATGCTTTTCAGATGTTACATCCATCCAATCTCTTTTAATTGACATTGGCTGAATATCAAAGTTACAGCCGTATAATTTTTCAACTGAAATATTTAGCATTATTCATTTGCCCACTTTGGATCATACATATCTGGAGTATGATACTTTCTGCTATAGTCTAGCATTGTGACAATAGAATATTTAGTACCAGAGTGTACTGGCATTGCCTGATGCGGATACATAAAGTTTGAAGGGAAGACATACAGGTCTCCTGCCTTTGGCTTTATATTTAAATTCTTTAATCTAAAGTATAACTCTCCGCCATCATAATCATCATTGATGTATGCTACTAATGATACAGTACAGTTGTATGAAAAACCATGATCATGGTGTTCTTTGAAGTGCTGCCCTGGTCCGTACTTAATAAAATTAAATGCTTCCCAATACTTTAATGGCATGATGTTATAGTCTTTTCTATAATCATCAACTACTGGTGCCTGTGCATCATATACGTCTTGCCAAATTTGCTGAAGTAGAAGAGAGTCTTCACTTTTATCATTTTCAATATCTGTTTTTTTAAACTTAAAGTCATAGCAATCACGATAGTCTGGCATTAACTGCTGATATCCAACATATGCTGGTAGCCAATGGTACTGCTTTCCTTCTTCAGATAATTCTCCCCAAGGTGCTGGTGAGCCTAGGGTATTTTCTAGTCTTTCTATAATATTTAGTTCTGGCTTAATAACACCTCTATAGCAAGTGATGCCAAACCCTAATGTCTCTTTATCTGTCCAAGTTGACATGATATCTCCTTCTACTTATACTCTCTTCTTGTCCAAACTTTATCTTTGTATACCCCGCCATCTGGCTGGCGATAAATATTTGCGTTATCTACTATTTTAGCATATATGCTTGATGAATCTAATATCTCAATTTCGTGTTCCCAATTTTCTCTCTTAAATGGCAAAACCTGTAAAAATGGTGTACCTGCTGGAATAGTACCTTCCCAACCATCTATAATAAAAAATGGAAAACTGCCTAATAATTCAACCTTATCAGAATCAACAATACCCGTTGTATTCATAAATGGTAAATCAAATCTGTTCATTGGTGTCATAAATAAAGCACTATATCCATCTGGCAGTTTTAGTCCCCAGTCTGGCATCCAAGCAAAATGACTCTTGTAGTATCCTGCAGGATGTTCAAACTGAGGCATAGGTGGCCTTACTGAACAAAAATCTTGATACATTGGATTATCAACTTTAACGTCCAGGGAACCTGTAACATTTTTTGAAAAAATCAGATCACACGGTGTTTTAAGAACATATCCAGTCATAAAAGCATCTAAAATTGCTGGACAGGCTTTCCATGTTGGAATCATGCCGTAGTCATCTGTGGTTCCTGCTTTAGGAAATGGACAAACCTCTTTTGGTGCTTTGTAATATTCTCCATTAAATGGATTTTTTGCAAACCTATCTGCATCCTTATACCACTGTGGTATTTCTTTTTGTGTTGGTGTTGGAACAGACTTGCTTTCTTTAGTTAGCCAGGGTCTGTATGATTTAAAAAGTATTTTTTTATAATCTATACTCACTACTTATGGCCTAACTCATTAATGTCAGTCATAATTACGACACAATACTTTGTACCGCTCTTCATTGGAAGAGATGCATGCTCATAAATGTAGTTAGATGGGAACACAGCAATATCTCCAACTTTTGGAGTAAGTGTATATCCGTCTAGTCTTGGGAATTGTATTTCCCCGCCCTCATAGTCATCGTTAATATAAATAACCGCAGAGACGGTTGCATTATAGGCTGGACCATGGTCTGCGTGAATATTAAAATGCTTTCCTTCACCTTCGTATTTTACAAAGTTAAATGCTTCATAATAGATAACATTAATTCCCCAATATGCTGCATATTCATCTATGCATAATTTTAACTTATCATATATTTCTTTATGTAGGTCTAGTAGTTCGGCATTTTGATCATTCCTAGCGCCAAGATTTTCTGGCTTAAATTTAAAGTCTACACAATCTCTTGCTCTTTTAATTGGCGTATTAGAATTTGTTACTTGGGCTTCTGACCAACGGTAGCCTTTGCTGCCATCTAGGTTTGACTCTAGTGTATTGATATATCTATCAGCATCTTCTTTAGAAAAGACATTTCTATAAATGTTTAAACCAAGCCCAGGGTTTTCTACAATGACGCCGTTTGGCAATGTTTTTGTTGGATATCTATTTGATGCCGTTTCTGAGCGATCTTTTGTAAACCATGGATTCTGGTTTTCATCATATTCGTACATGATAAATCCGTTCTGTTAGGAAATTATTAAAGCAGTGTGTTTGAAGAACTGTCAAACTGAACAGATTCTCCAACCATAATCTTTTTACCTTCTGGAACCTTAATCATTTTAATATTATCTTTAGCAAGATGCTCATTTAAATACTGGCCAATTGCAGTGCCTTCATTTGCAACAATCATTGCAATAATAACATTATCACAAATAAAAGAATATGTTCTTCTTGTAGACCAGAATTCGTCATCTGATGGCAAGTCTAAATATTCCATTCCATCAGCAACATGTCCTCCAGAGAATGATGTTCCGTTCCAAGTTGCCCCTGATTTTGCTTGATTTTTAAAAGATGTTGTTTCCATCATAGTAATTGGGAGATTTGATGCAAGTGCTGCATCTAAAATATTTTTTCTCTCATCTGTAGAGAAGGTAAATTCAAATACTACCTGCCAAGATGAGTCGTTATTTTCTGCTAGTACAAAATGCATAGTTATCTCCTTTTACTTTTTAATTATAGCATACCTTTGGAGAAGGTGTTAATTTCTCCATAGGCATGTCTATTTAAATTTTGCATATTTTAGATACAAATTCCTAAGCATACGCAGTTGGATCCGCAACCTCTAAAGTATGGTGGGAAGAATGGGAAGTACGGTGGGAAGAACGGTGGGAAGAATGGGAAGTACGGGAAGTAAGGTGGGAAGAACGGGAAGAATGGGAAGTAAGGGAAGAACGGTGGGAAGAACGGGAAGAATGGGAAGTAAGGTGGGAAGAACGGTGGGAAGAACGGGAAGAATGGTGGGAAGAATGGGAAGAATGGGAAGAATGGGAAGAACGGTGGGAAGAATGGGAAGAACGGGAAGAATGGTGGGAAGAATGGAGGGAAGAATGGGAAGAACGGTGGGAAAAATGGAGGGAAGAATGGGAAGAATGGTGGGAAAAATGGAGGGAAGAATGGGAAGAATGGCGGGGTAGTTGTAACAGATGATGTAGTTACACCTGCAGATGTACCATTAGCATTAATAGCAACAATTGTATAAGTTTGTGATCCTGGATTTGTACCTGGATCGTTAGCATCATATGGTGAAGATGTAACACCAGTATAACTTGATCCATCAGAACCAGTAATTGTATATGATGTAATTGTGCTACCACCATTTGCTGGGGCAGACCATTCAATTCTGTTTGTGTTTGCTGATAAAGCAGATGCACTGGCACCACTTGGTGTTCCTGGCTTTGTAGTAACAGCAACAGAAGAACTTGTTGTTGGATTTGCAGTACCTGCTGCATTTGTACCTACAACTGTAAATGTATAAGATGTTCCTCCAGATAAGCCAGTAAATTGGTATGTTGTATTTGCATTACCAGTGACCACTGTTGTTGTTGCTGGAGTTGTTGTAATTGTATAAGATGTTGCTGCTGGAGAAGTAGCAGGCAAAGACCAAGAAAGGTCAACAGCACCATTACCATAGTCACGTCCTGTGCCTACATTTGAAGCACTTAAACTTGTGACTGGATCTGGTTGTAAAAAGTTATCCTGCGCTGAGGACTTAATACCTTTTCTTTTACTTGATGCCATGCTACTCTCCTTTGTTTATTTAAAATATTATTACGCTGATAGGTCGCCCATTACAACCCAAGTGTCTGTTGCTCTCTTAAAGAGAGTTGCAGATGACCACTGAGTACGTAACTTCAAACCTGGTGTTCCATTTACTGTAACACCTGCTGCACCAGCAATAGTTACCTGTCCAGCACCAGTCTGTAGAATATCTAATGATGTACCTACTGGGAATGCAACGCTTGCATTTGTTGGAATTGTAACTGTCTGTGCAGTAGCCTTACCCATTTCAATCAAAGTATCTTTTTCTGATACTGAAGATAATGTATATGAGTCTGTCTTTTGTGAAATAGTTGTAGCAGATGGTACCTTGCCAGCAAGTGCTGTGGTAACAGTTGCTGCATAGTTAGCATCATCTCCAAGTGCAGCAGCCAACTCATCAAGAGTATTAAGTGCTGCAGGTGCTGAAGCGATTACGGCATTTACCTGTGCTGTTGCATCTGCAATTGCTTCTGACTTGGCAGTTGCAATTAAGCCAGGTACGCCATCGATTTGTGTTTGGATTGCAGAGGTTACACCGTCAAGATATCCAAGTTCTGTCTCAGATACTGTTGAAGATACTGCTAACTTTGTCCAGTCAATTGCTGCTGAAGCATTAATGTCAGCATTAACAATTGTACCGTTTGCAATCTTGCCAGATGTAATTGCTCCGTCAGCAACCTTGCTTTCTGTTACAGAATCTCCTGCAAGTTTATCTGCAGTTACAGCAGAGTTAACAATCTTTGCTGTTGAAACTGTGTTATCTGTTGGCGTTCTTGTGTCAGACAAACGAACATCATCTGTAAGAACTAAGTCTGCTGTATCGACAATTCCGTGAACATTTTCAGTTGCAGAACTATGATCTGATATATCTGCTGTTGTTGCTAATGCTGATGTATCAAGAATTCCGTGTACATTTGTTGTATCAGAATTGTGTTCTCCAAGAATTGTTAATGTTACTAGTGATGCTGTATCAGTAATACCGTGTACGTTTTCTGTTTCTCCATTATGGTTTGTTACAGCAGTAGCAACCTGTGTTTGTGTTGCAAGTTCTGCGGTATTATTAATGCCATGAACATTTGCAGTTAATGCATTATGTGCAGTTACGGCATCATCTGATGAGTTGTCCGCATATGTTTTTGTAGCAAGCGCTGATGTATCAGAAATACCGTGTACGTCTGTTGTATCAGAATTGTGTGTGTTTACTTGTGCTTCAGCATAGTCTTTTGTTGCCAAAGCGTCTGTGTCTGCAATTCCGTGCACATTTGTATGATCATCATTGTGTGCTCCAATTCCAGAATCTACATAACCCTTTGTTGCTGCATGTAGATCATCTGATGGTGCGCCAGATAATGTTAGGGCACCTGTCATTGAATCTCCAGCCTTTGATACTCTCTCAGAAAGTGCTGTTGTAACGCTTGCAGCGTAGTTAGCATCGTCTCCGATTGCATCAGCAAGTTCCTTTAATGTATCTAGTGCTCCAGGAGCACCATTAATCAAACCATCAATCTTGGTTTGAACGAATTCAGTTGTAGCAATCTTAGTAGAGTTATCGCTATTTGACTGTGTTTGTGCAGTAGATGATCCACCTAAGTCTGCGCCACTGAGTGTCTTATTTGTTAATGTTTGTGTACCATTAAGAGTAACAACTGTATTATCAATATCAAATTGTTCTGTACCAGCATTCCAGTCAATACCTGTACCAGCAAGGGCTGACTGATCTACTGTTGAGTTTGTAATTGCATCAGTAACAAAATCTTGTGTAGCAAGATCTGCTGTATTAGCAATTCCGTGGACATTGGTAGTACCGTTTACGTGGTCAGAGAGGAAAGAAGGGTCATCGCCAAGGGCTGCTGCTAATTCGTTAAGAGTATTTAATAAATCTGGTGCACCATCGATTAGGTCTGCTAAATCATCTGCTGATGCATAATAAGAAAGGCTTGACCAAGTTGAAGAGCCGTTACCTATCTTAAATTTGTTGGTGTCAGTTTCAAAACCGATTTCACCTGCTGCTAAAATTGGGTTAGCGCCAGTCCACTGTGCTGCGGTACCTCTGCGCTGTTGCATTCTTGTTGCCATTTATCTCTCCTCTTGGTATTTCTACCGTTGTATTTCTTCGCTTATTATAACATCAATTTTTAATTGAAATTATCTATCGCTACACCACCATCATAAACAGATGTCCACGAGTTGGTGTTATAGGATCCCCCCTCTACAGGAGACCCTTGTGGATCATTAAAACTACCCGCACTAACAAACTGAGAAACAATAAAACCAGTTCCATCGATAGCAGTATCATGGATATGCTGTGGAAGATTTAATGTATCATCAATTGCTGCTAGAGTAATCCATGATCCAGAATAATAAACATTAATTCTTGATGTTAATTCATCAAGCCACATATCACCATCTTCTGGTGATTGGGGAGCGGTGGATCCGACATAGGTGCTGCCAACTACTGAATCGACATATGCCTTAGTAGCAGCATGTGTATCTAGCGTAGGTTCTCCTACTGTTACAGATCCTCCGAAACTACCGCCGTTAGTTACGACTAGTCCGTTTTTGACCTTGAAGTCTTTATCTACTGTTGCCAAGATCCACCACTCCCTCTTTTATTTATTTTTTATTACTTTAAAAGTGTTCCGATAGCAGCAACTGTTGAGTTGTTGTTAGCGGTTGTAACACGAAGACGAACATCATTTCCAGAAACATCTGCTGAAACTGATCCAAGAGAACCGTTTGTTCCAACCATTGCGTATTCTGTAACTGCTATGTTATCTGATGTGTCAAGTGTCAAGATAACCTTTGAAACCTCTGTATGAGATCCATTGGCAATCTTTACAAGGAATTCAGCAGAACGATAATCTGCCTTAGCCCATGAGACTGCTGTGTTTGTGCTTGCAGTTGCAACAGATGCTTCTGCTGCTACCTGCTTTGCAACTGATGCAATCTCTACTGCTGGGAAGTCTGGAGTAACTGCTTCAAGAGCAGAAACTGCACGAGCATCTGTGAAGTAAAGATTTGATGAACCTTCATCAAGATCATCTGTATCAGAATCTGCAACACCATTTTCTGCTGTGATTGTAAGACCACCATTACCTGTACCAGTAATTGTGATATTTGTTAGGTTAGCAGTTGTAAGAAGTGCTGCTGCTGAGTCCTTAGCACGACCATCTGTGAAGTAAAGGTTATTTGAACCTTCTTCAATATCGTCTGTATCAAGGGCATCAATTGCTGAAGAAATTGCAGAGTTACGATCTGAAACTTCTTGAGAAATAGCATTTGCTAAGTCTGTTGCGCTTGATGAATCAAGATCTGCAATTGCTGAAGCGATTGCGTCATTTCGATCATTTACTTCGTCAGCGATTGCTGAGTTGATTGCACTATTGCGATTTGTAACTTCAGTTGAAATTGCTGAAGAAATCGCAGAGTTGCGGTCTGAAACTTCTTGAGAAATTGCAGAGTTTGTATATGAATTTGCACTAGATTCTGCTGTTGAGGCATAACCCTGTGCTGCTGAGTCAAGATCTGAGATTTCTGAATTTACATAAGTAATGTCAGCCTTAAGTGCAAGGTTGTTTGTTACTGATACTGCAAAGTTCTCATCATCTGCAATTGCTGCAGCCAACTCGTTGAGGGTATCAAGAAGTCCTGGTGCACCATCTACAAGATCTGAAATCTTTTCATCTGTATAATCGTTAGCCTCTTGCTTTGCTGTTGCAATAGCAGAGTTACGATTTGTAACCTCTGTAGAAATTGCTGAACTGATTGCATTGTCACGATCTGTTACTTCTGTTGAAATAGCAGATGAGATTGCTGAATTGCGGTCAAGAACTTCTTGTGATACTGCATCGTCTGTGTAAGAATTTGCTGAAGATGCTGCTGCGTTAGCCTTGTTTGTAGCATCTGTTGCTGCTGTAGCAAGAGCATCAAGAATTTCAGCATCTGTGTAGTCTTCTGCATCTGAAAGGGCTGCGTTAGCCTTTGTAGTTGCATCTGATGCTGCTGCATCAATTGCTTCTTGCTTTGCTGTAGCAACTTCTGCATCTGTTGCAAAATCACCATCAAGGGTTGTTGAGATTTGTACGTTTGCTGTACCATCAAAAGATACAGAACCTGTTACATCTCCTGTTAATTCAATTGTACGTGCAGTCTCAAGTGCTGTTGCTGTATCTGCATTACCAGTTACATCACCAACGAGATCTGCTGTAATTGTACCTGCAGCAAAATCTCCTGAACCATCACGCTTTACAACTGAGTTAGGTGTGTTAGCAGAAGTTGATGTTCCGCCAATAAGACCGACAATATAGTCTTGGTCATCTTGCTTCTTAGTAAGAATGTCATGATTATTTACTGTGGCTGTTGTGCCTTCAACAATGAGACCATTCTTTACTTTAAAGTCTTTAGTTACTGTTGCCATTTTTTATATCTCCTTTTTATGCCTTAAGTCCAATACGTGCATAACGTACAGTGACTGGCTTAATTGTTGGGTCTGGTGTAACAGTTAAAGAAACTGTATTTCCTACCCTAGAGACGCTAATGGTGCCAATATTCCCATCGTTGTCTATTGTTCCATACTCAGAGACGTTTACATTTGAACCGTCTACAAGAATGGTCAATTCTGTTGCGTAAAACTTGTTATCTCCATTTGTTATCTTTGCAATGGAAACAAGATATTTAACCATACGCCATTCAGTCGCATCAAAGTTATCAACGACTGTTGGATTTTCAATGCCTGTAATTGTATTTTCATTATTACCAGCAGAGCCAAGTTCGTTACTTGCTCCTGCAAGGGTATCAATTAAGTCCTCATAGTCTTGCTGACTAGGACGATCACCTGTTTGAAATTTGCTCTTTACTGCAGCAACTGATAATTTGGCCATGTCGTTATTATAACTCCTTTTTTGTATATTTTTTATAGGATATAGTTATTAAACCCAATAACAGCAATACCAATTCCTGCTGGGTTTGTTTGACTATATCCTGGAACCATTATGTTGGTAAACTTTACCCTAAATGGTAGAACTTCATTTATCTTTACTGTTCTATTATCATTAGCAACGTTTATGATGGCATATGAGATAGCATTAATTGCACGTAGTTTATTTTTATTGTTATCTAATACGACTGCTGATGCCACTAGTTTGTAACGTCTTCGATAACTACCATGCTACCTTGAGCAACTGTCCAAACCAGATCAGTGGTTGATAGTTCGATATCAAAGATGTCTCCTGTTTCTAAAATTGCAGATTGTTCAGAAGACAGAAATACTGTAAACTCTCCAGGTAGGTCGTCTGGATCTGCTGATGGTGTTAATGTTAGTATTAATGTTGCATCATCTGTTATTTTGCCAGACTCTGCTGCATTGTTTGGTCTTTTAATCTCCATATCAATAGTCCAGTCTGGAATATTTAATGGTTGCTTTACATCGTCTGTAACATATACTTTAAATGAGGCAGTGTCACCTCTAACTACCGTCCAATTTACTGTTGGAGGTTTATTTCCTACGTCGTATGAAGATGCTGATCCACGAAGATTTGCCATGTTGTGATTATACCATAATTAAGCGAGACCAGCCTTGAGTGCTCCCCAAGTACCGTTGCCCTTTGCCTGAATAACAATTACACCAGTTGATGCATTTGAGACTGCTACAATTCCGATTGCGCCACCTGTGACGGTAGTTGTAAGAGATCCAGACGAATTGACATATAATAATTCTCCTACTGAAAAACCACTGGTATTTACATTTGTCAAAACACCAGCAACCACTACTTCTCCACTATCTCCATTATTCAGAGATGTTTTTGTTAAACCAAGAAATGGTTTGTTATCTGATAAATCTGATGTAAATAATGAGATTGTAGTTTTATTATTTGTGTGTCCAGTTGCATATACTGGTTTGGCTGCACCTATAGTTGAGCCTGAGTTATTTATTACCTTTACCCGCACATTTGAGGCATCAAGAGAGGAAATAGCATCATCAACATCATCTGCTAGTTTTTTGATATCATTATGCACATTCACAGAATCCGTAGATTCTGGGTATGATAAGCCATAATTGTTTGTTATTTCAGCCATAGAACATCATTATATCATTATTTGACTAAAGGTCTCAAAGTATGTTATACTAGGAAGTAATGTGGCACCCTTTAACAAGGTGTCATTACGTTTCTAAGGAGGAAACTATGATTAACTTTATGAATAATAATAGGCAAATCATTGGTACACTCAGCATATTGGCGATGTTTGGCGTTTGGTCAAATGCCGCTAATGCTTCTGAAAACCGATCAAACGATAGTAGTGCTGTCGTGCTGGAAGCAACAATCGAGGCCACGGAAGTGGCCAAAACTGTTTCTAAGGCTAAAGAAGATCAGTTAGAAAAATACAAAAACGCTGTAAATCTATCTGACAAAGACCTCAAGCACCTACTTCATTTAGTAGGCTTTGAAGGTCAAAATCTAAGGGAGGCCTGGGCTATTGCTAAGAAAGAATCTGGCGGTAGACCAATGGCACTAAACCTTAGCAAAAGAACTGGAGATAGTTCTTATGGCTTATTTCAAATAAATATGATTGGCGACCTTGGTCCTGAACGTAGAGATAAGTTTAATTTAGAGTCTAATGTGGAACTTTTTAACCCCGTCTTAAATGCAGAGATTGCATTTCATATGTCTAAGGGTGGAGAAGATTGGACAGCCTGGAAAGGTATAACTCCACGAACAAAGCAATTGATGAAGAAGTATCCTAATTAATTAATTAAGATATAGGGGCTTGATATGGAGTTTACGCTCGAAATCAAGCCCCGTTTCTTTTTGTAAAGCCCTATACTCTTCCATATGATCTTGAATTCCATAAACTCCAAGGTCCTTTCCATGAAATAAAGCATTTACTCTGTGTCGAGCAGCCCTATCTCTAATCCCCCAAGTCTGATCATCTAACCAATGAAAGTTTCTTCTGCCATTATCTCTATCATAGTTTGTCCATATTGCATTAATGGGTGGGGCAACTAACTTAGTGCCAGAAACAGTTAATCTAATTCCTAAAGTTATCTCTTCTCCTAAAAAGTACATATAAGGATCATAAGGGGCCTTTAAGAATCCCTTGCTGCTTCCAAAAGCGAAGTTTGCACAAAAACCATATACTTGATCACCATATTCTAAATCTTCAATGTCATGCCATCTTAATAAGTATAGGTACTCTATTTCATCCCATACTGGTATGACTTTATGTAATGTGTTGTTGGTTAGGTCTATAACATCTTTTCCATTTCCATCTTCGTCCCATTCAATTTTAAATCCGTGAGGGTACTTAGTGAAAATATAATCTGATCCCCACTTTGAAGAGCATTTTTGATAATAATCAATTAAGGTTGTATCCCAATTGTTTGATGCACGTGAATGAGAATCTGTATGTAAAAAATATTTATATTTTTCTGATAATAAGGAATTTGCTAAGTGTCTGCCAGAACATGCGCCTTCTGCTAAACGATGATCTATTTTATTATAATTAATTTGATCGTCTGGAATAAAAGAAAAATCAAAATCTGTTTCTGGACCTTCATGCGAAACTAAAGAAAAAAATAAACGCTCTTTATGTTGTGCATTATAATAAAAACTTTTTACAGTATTAATTAAATCTGGGTCACGATATGCTGCTAGACTTACAAATATTTTATCCATAATTACATCATACCCTTATTTTTATCAGCCCTAATATGAGTATATAGATAGTCGGGACCTTGTGTAAAATACCAATGATCTGGTTTGCAATAAAATAAAAATATATTACAAACCATATTTTTATCAGGATCTGGAAACTCTTCTCGCCAATGTTCTAAATCATTTCCGTATGTAAATAATGCATCATTTTCTTCAAGCAAATATGGCTTACCCTCTACCCATAACTCCCATGGTGTTTTTTGAAATACTGAAAAGTTTATGTGATATGTACAGGCATTATCATCTCTATGTTTCCAGAGTTTTGCCTCTTTACCCTCGTAAATTGACATTAGGCACCAAGATGGGAGTATGTCTTCTTCTTCAAAATATTCTCTTGCTAAATCTAATAATTTTTCATGTAACTCTTTAAGTTCTGGAGTATTTGCCCATTGATGTCTTCCAAATGCTTCATCATAGTTTGGATAATTTATCCACATATTCATTGCATATTTTTGTATTTTGGTTAATTCTTCTTTTGGTAAAATATTATTAATTATAAAAGATTCTTTCATATTACCACTTTCCTAATGGACATGCCGCTTTTTCTAGTTTAGTTTTACCAGGCATAAAACAACCGCACTCTTTACATTGTCTAGTTAATTTAATTAATTTTGGGCATGCTTTACAAATTTCGTATCTTGAGGTTGCTTTTTCTTCACTGGCCCACTCTGTATTAGGATTAACTAAATCCCATGGCCTTGTTTCACCAAGTTTTTCTTTATATTTTTCCCATTCGCTTTTCATTAATTAGAACTTTCTGTAATATATGTATCGCCTATGACAATTTCAGTTTCTGGAGTTACCTCAATAATATTAATACCTTCAATCAAAGCCTCTTGTAGTGGCAAAAATCTGTCTGTTCCAGGAACAAGAATATCTCCAACAATGTCTTCGCCTACAACAAAAATAAATTTTTTAGTTGCCATTATTGATAGCCTCCCCATTAATATATTTCCATCCAATAGTCGCCTGAGATGTCACATCTACTTCTACTATTTGTGGAGATGATAAAAGTCCAGCAACGGTTCCTTGATCGGTAATTACCTCGTCATTAAATGGTAGTACCGCAACAACAATATTATTATTGTTAGTAAATATTATTTTTCGCATTAATAACTCTCCTTAGAAAAGTTTATCATACTTTAGCATCCTCTGCAACCATTATTGATATAGAGACATTGTTGGCAAGGGTCGTTGCTACAATCTGGTATATCAGGACATGTGCCGAATGTTGGGAAGAATGGTGGGAAGAACGGTGGGAAGAACGGGAAGAATGGTGGGAAGAATGGAGGTGTAGGGGTAGGTGTAGGCGTTGGTGTTGGTGTAGGAACTGGATTAAAAGTTGGGAAGAATGGTGGGAAGAACGGGAAGAACGGTGGGAAGAACGGGAAGAATGGTGGGAAGAATGGCGGGAAGAATGGAGATGCTATGCAACTTTGAGGAGTTGTAAACACGCCTCCACTTAAACTTGAACCAGACTGTCCACAAATATTATTTGCAAGTTGAACAGCAGTTGAAGAATTTGATGCAAGAACAGAGTCTCCACCTCCATCACTACAGCAGAAGTAATACGTTGTTTGTGCAGGTGTAGGTGTTGGCGTAGGTGTTGGCGTAGGTGTTGGCGTAGGTGTTGGAGTTGGAGTTGGGGTTGGAGTAGGTGTAGGTGTAGGTGTAGGCCATGGTGTTGCAGAACATTCTCCAAAGTTATTTGACCAGTAGTATCCGCAAGCAGAGCATTGTGACTGATTTAATATTGATGGATCAGAGCAAGGATTAAATGTTGGGAAGAATGGTGGGAAGAATGGAGGAGTTGGTGTTGGGGTAGGTGTTGGAGTAGGTCCACAGTTTTGTGGTGTTGAGAATACTCCACCAGTTAGTGATGAGCCATACTGTCCACAAATATTGTTTGCAAGTTGAACTGCTGTACTTGAGTTAGAAGCAAGCACTGATTCATATGTTCCATCGTTACAGCAGAAATACCATGTTGATGATGTTGGTGTCGGAGTAGGGGTAGGAGTTGGGGTAGGTGTAGGAGTTGGTGTAGGTGTTGGCGTAGGTCCACAATTTTGTGGTGTTGTAAACACTCCACCAGTTAATGATGAACCATATTGACCGCATATATTATTTGCAAGTTGGACACCCTGACTTGCGTCATTTGCAAGTACTGATTCATATGTTCCATCATTGCAACAGAAATAGTATGTTGTTTGTGTAGGTGTTGGAGTAGGTGTAGGAGTTGGTGTAGGTGTAGGGGTTGGAGTAGGAACAGGAGTACAAGGAGATACGCCATTTCCTCCAGAACCACCACAACCGCTTACATTTGTTGCAATACACTCTCCAAATGATACGAATACTGCAGATGTACAATCAACCCAATTACCACTACCGACTGGACATTCCTGTCTTGTCTTTGTGTAATTACCTACATAAGTATCTTCTCCGTTACATGTTGGCTGAGTAAAGTTATATGTTACACAGTCTCCGCATGAAGGTGTTGGCGTAGGTGTAGGTGTTGGGGTAGGTGTTGGGGTAGGAGTTGGCGTAGGAGGAGGGAATGTTGGGAAGAATGGGAAAAACGGAGGAAAGAATGGAAAGAATGGTGGTTCGCCAGTATATTCGTAATATTCAAAACCTAAAGTTTCTTCATAATCAAGTAGTGAATTATAATCATCTCTACCTTTAGCCTTACCATTATTAGATGCTGTTGCACCTTGTGAGTTTCCTCTTGGTGTTTCAGTTCCTAAATTAAAACCTGCATTTAAAATTGCTTGTCTGGCATCTGCTTTAGACAGTCCGTCGATATTGGGAACTCTTCCCATACCTTTGGATCCTGCCCATTTGCCTAACCATCCAAGCATGGAGCACCTACGCTGTCAAATCGCCAATAAGTACCCAGGTATCCGTACCATATTTGATAAGAGTTGCACCAGAATACCTTGCAGCAATTTTCTTGTTTGAATTTTTACTGTTAATTGTTACACCAACAGCACCAGCAAAAGTTACGTTTCCAGTATTTAATCTTACTACATCTAATCTTTGTCCGATAGCAAACGGTACAGCAGAATTAAGTGGAACTGTAACAGTTCTATCACTTGTAGAATCAATTAACAATGTTTGTCCTGCATCTGCAAGACCTAAATTATAGTCAGTGGTTTTTGTACTAAGAGTTGCGGTATCTAACATTCCAACCCATGATGAACCATTATAAATTTGAACTTGGTTTATATCAGTGCCACCATTAGTTTGTTCAACAAAACAAACTGTACCCTTAACTGGAGCGGTAATTACAGAATCTCTAGCAGTAGGATTAGTAAACCTATTTACTCCACCTTTAGCACGAATAACATCATTTACAGTTACTACAGAGCCAAATGTGTGAGCAGCATTCCATGAATATGCAACATTTGTATTAGCGGTACCAGCAACAGCATACCAGGTATCTGATGCTTGATCATACATGTACGCTACTTTACTTGATGAACTAACTGTTGACATTTTATAACCCCAATAACCTTAATTCGTCTTCTGTAATTCCAAGTTTTTCTAAAACTTGCTGTCTAGCACTAGCCTTTGCTTCAATGCTGGCTTGCTTTTCATTCCATGCTGCCTCGTCAATTTTTTGCTGAGCCTTTTCTTCAGCATTTAGTGTACGCTCTGTAATTTCTCCAGTTTCAACATTATGAATTGTTTTCATTATGACACCCCATACAATCTAATTGATGTATTTGCTGAATTACTGATAGTTGACGTACCAGTAAACCTTACTATATTTAAAGAAGATATTGGTGTCGTGCTATTAAAATTGCCGACAACAGTATAAAAATTTGTTCTACCATTATTATTGCTATAATGAGCAAAATTTGCAACATACAGTTTTGTTCTTGTTGTGCTTGCATAATCATAAATCGTAATTGTACCTCTTGCACTTTGATATGGATTACCAGATGTTGTTTGATTACCAAAAATAGCATCATTAACTACTGTATCTAAAGATGAATAAGAGGTAGGTGCAGATGCTGGTGACTCTTGATATTGAGTATAGTTTTCATAAACAGCACTTGTATTGTTATTAAATCTTAATCCAAAGTTTGTGCTAAGCGCAGAAATATTTAAACCAGCAAATGTTAAAACTAAGTTTTTATATGTATTAGGAATTGATGAAAAATCATAACCAGTAGATGCACTTAGTTGAACGTCTGTAATTAGTGTTGTGCCACCACCAGATACTGTGCTCCAACTTGGAGTTGATCCATCATTTGTTAAATATTTTCCAGAATTACCAGACATTGGTGGAACAACATATGCTGTAGAGTCTGTAGCAACTAAAGTTTTAGATGTAGGAATTGTTGTAGAGTTAATTGTTAAACCATTAACATTTGTAACCGTTGCTCCAGATGCAATTGCTGTTGATCCTAATGTTGGTTGAGAATATACTACAGGCGCTTGCCATTTAACTCCAAGTGTTTGAGTGTCATCGGCAGTGAGGACTGTTCCATTTGCACCAACAGTTAAATTATCTAAACCTTCTGAACCAGTGCCAATTAAAATGTCGCCTTTTGCTTGAATAATATTCTTAAGGTCATTTATTCTTACCCATGGGTCCCCTGGCAAAAGTGTTGAATCATAAACATATGTATCTAATGCTGCAGAGTCTTTATCTACCCACAAAACTCCGTCTACTATATCTGTTGTTGGTGCTTCGTTTGAGTAAAAAGCGGAGGCATATAAAGATTCAACCGCTCCACCATTAGAATCTGAAGCCATGGCAATATAACCATCTGTTGGAGATGCAATTGCTGCAATTTGGGCTAAAGTTAAATAATCAGATCCAATTCCAAGATCTTCTTGTGCCTGAATTCTATTCTTCAAACCCTGTAGATGATATGCTAAAGATGGGTTTGGAAGTTGGGTGGGATCTGTGCTTGTAGTGTCATAATCATAAGATCCATATAAAAAGGCTTTTAGGGCTGCCTGAATGTCAGCAGCGTCATCATATCCTGGCTGCTTGGTATTATATAAACCACCAATGTTTTCTGTTGCCACCTATATCACCCCGTCGATTATACCACCGAAATATGAAGGTTAGCCGTCCTAGATCCAGAGATATCGATCCAATTGGTGCCGTCAAATTCCTTGGCATAAAATGTTATTTTTAAGTTTTCAATACCACTAAGCGTTACCACCTCTGTCTTAATAGAAGCAACTATAGGATATCCTGCAGATGTTCCAAATGTCGCCTGAACACTAAAGTTAGATGCATCAGTATTACCAACATATGCTGGATCAACAATCGTTGCTATTGGAATATGACAGTAATTAGCGGTAGCAAAATTAATATTTTGATTAGTGACATATGTATTAGGAATTAGTTTTGTAAGTGTTTGCCACTGTACTGTTCCTAAAACCTCTACATATTGGTAGATCATTAAATATTCATCGTCTGTTGTAAGTAAATTAATATAAAGATCAAAAACGTTTGGTGTTTGTCCGATATCAACTAAATCTGGTTTTCCATTTCCTACAAACACAAGACTTCCACGATCACCTTGTGGTCCAAAATCTACTTCAAGGTTAATGGATTCTGGTCCACCTAATACAACAAGACTTTCGTCAGAATATACAACATCTACCATTATGGAGTAACCTGTCCTGTAACAGTTATTGTTCCTGTAAGTAAGGTGTGGATAACTGGATATACAAAAGGATTTCCTCCAGACTGATCGTTGGCCTCAGCAGTTACTTGAACGTCATAAACATATGTAGTACCAGCAGTTAAATACTGTGCATCTTCTGGTCTGATTGCACATCCAACATATGTTTTATTTGTATCTATCCAGGCAGCACACTTGTGCCAGGTAGTAGAACCTCTTGATTCAGCAAAAACAAACATTACATTGTCATATTCAATATTTGGTGTACTTGGATTGTTGTCGTGGTCATAAGATCCACCACCAGTATAAGGGGATAGATCAAAAACACTACCATCTGCTGTTTTTGGATAAATGCGAAATTCTAAGGTGTCGCCCTTATAGTAGTTAATATTATATGTACCTGGAAATGCCATAGTTCCTCCGTGTAAATTATATCACAGACACGTATATAGAATTCATGATTACGTCGCAGTCGTAGTCTGTTCTAATCTGAGGAATACCCCCAGAAGCCCAAATACTCTCATTCTCTATAAACAAGTTCTGTGTAACGCTAATATTGTATGTATATTGATATTTTAATGATGCTACGAAGTGTGAGATATCGGTCTCATTCTTTGGGAAAAATGTCCTAATCCATACTTCTGTGTTTGTATTATAAGTTGTTAATTCAAAGTTATATGTAACAAGTATTTGAGATCCAATATTTATACCGTGAAAATTGAGCATTCTTTGGTTTTCATTCCATAGGCTTGTAGCATTGGCTGGAAGATATTTTTCATTTTTGGGTTTTGCGTCTACCCAAACATTAACCCACCCATCATCTCCTTTTTCAATGCCAAGCCTGATGCTTTTCTTATCTTTGTTAAAATATGCTGCCCAACCTGCCTGCTGGCCAGAAGAGGACAGAGAACTGAGACCATCTTTACCAGGTGCACCTCTTTCGCCCCTAGGGCCTGCTGCTCCGTCTTTTCCTGCTGGTCCTGATGGTCCTGCAACCCCTGGATCTCCTTGAGGCCCTGGTGGTCCCTGTGGGCCTGGAATTGGTACATAACTTATATTATCTTCAGAAACTGTTTGCTGAGACTGAACAACCTGTGCAGCATAGTTTTTCTTTTTACCAGGGAAGTCCATTGATTTAGAGACAGTCATGGACTCATTATCCCATAATTTTATTCACAAATATAAGAGAATGACATGTGAAACTTATCATCAGTTGTAGCATTAATTGGTGTATTAAAATCCATTGGCTCATCTTCTCCAGATCCTGCATGTTGCCATAATGTCATTACTGAACTTGAAGGAGTTAGATGTCCTTTTAAACTATAATGTTTTAATGTAGGTAAAGTATCATGTGCTGATCCACCGTAAACATCTGTATGGTATTTTGAAGGGAATGGTATTGTTAACGAATACTGACCATTTCCAAAATTAGTAACAGTTGTATATAAAACATCTATTTGAACAGTTACTAAATTACCAATTTTAATATATGAACCAGTTGTTGGTGTTCCAGTAAAAGTTAATCCAGTTCCAGACCATGCTGGGCTGTAAGATTTTATTTCTGTAGTAAGTCCTCCAACATCACCGAAGGCTGGATGTGTAAAACGTGCCACTATGAACCAGTTTCCAATCTTGCTTTAAGAACAGCAAGTGACATTGAATTTACTGAAGATACTGCATATATAGCATCATTTCCATTTAGTTCAATTGAGATAGAATGGTTTGGCATAATTCTAAAACCGTAGTTTGTTGAAGAAATTGTATTATCTCCACCAATGTAGATATACCCAGAATCATTAACGTTTTGTAGTGTAATATCAATACCAGAATGCTTTCCATTTGGAGTTAGCCTTGTTGGTGTGACATTCGAAAGTGTTACTAGCGCTTGTTCCATTTTTTCTCCTATTTGACCTTATAGGTCTTTCCATTAATTTTAATGACAGGAGGTAGATTAGGGATTTTATGTGTTACTTTAACTACCGCCATTATAGTACTCCTGAAATATCGCCAAGAACATTGATAGTTCCAATAACTGGTGTCCATACTGTTCCATCGTCGATTGTCACTTGTAGATCAAACATTAGTTCTGTTACCACAGAAGAATAACCTGTTCCCCAGTATTCGGTAATGTCTGGTGTTGCCTTAATATCAACATATCCATCGCCTACAGTTACTGTAAGTTCGTCAAGAACGTCGCCAGTTATATCATAGGTTGTGGAGATAAAATCCCATCCAGATATATCATAAGTTGTCTCTTCATCATTCTCAAAAAACTCAACACGCATAGTTGCAGTATCGCCTCGAACAACCTGCCACTTTAATCGAATTGGATCTGCTCCAAATATTTCTGGTCCACAAAGAGTCATGATGCGATTATATCACAAGTTCTTATCTTTTAAAACGTCGGGCGGGACAAGGCCAGATCTCTTTAATATATCCCAATAATCTGTAGAGTATACAAAAGCACTAAACACTATTCGGTCTTTACCTAGAACCTCAGTTACAGCATGTGTATATTCTTCGCTGCCTGGAAAAACCATTAAGGAGTTTTTCTTTGGCTTAATCGTAACTGGCTTATGCTTAAATACTAACTCTCCACCGTCGTAGTCATCGTTAAAGTATAAAACTATACCCAAGGTAATCCATCGTGATTCGAAGTCACATTCTGGATGATTTTCATAGTGCCAAGACAAAGCATGTCCACCTATAGTCTTGCACTTTGGGCATTCGCAGTTTTCTGGTTTTGATTCGTATTTTGTTAGTAGTGGAACAATTCTAAATTTTTGACTATCATTGTTTACAAGTAAAGAAACTTGCTTTGCTACATTTTCAATAAAATACTTTTCTTCTTCATTATTGGCAAATCTTCCTTGCAAGATGTTGTTATGTATATCATCTGCTCTTTCGCCAATCCAGTCAATGTTGGAAGATAAAACCTTACTTGCAACTTCGTCTGAAATAAAATCCTCAACATAAAGAATATTATCTTCTAGGTATGTCTTATTCATACGCCTCCTGAAAACTTGCCCCTTGATCGGTGGGTATGAGAGACAGACCAAGGGTGCAAGCAATTTAAATTATATCATAACAGTACAAAACGGACATTTATAAAGTCTATGGTTGCAGCATAAAAATCTTTGTGGTATAGTGGGTATAGGGTTTGTGGGGACTTTGCACTAGAGATGCATTTCTTACTTCCACCATTAGATGTAACAAAAAATCTATGGGGGGAGGGGGGGACTTTCCCTCAGAGATACAAATTATTTATATATTATATATAGAAGATATTACTTATCGTTTTTAGCAATATGATCGATTAAAATCATATACATCTTATCAAGTTTAGAATTCATTTCTCTACGCATAATATCTGCTTCATCTTGACGTATTTTCATTTCTTTAACTTCTCTATTTGTTGCTTTAATTTCATCACGCATAGAGGATCCACCATTTGTCTTTAATTCTGAAAAATAATGTTTTACGAGAAAGTTGACAGAGCCAGCAAACAATGCTACAATTGATAGAATTGATAATATTAGAGCAGCCCAGTCTTTAGCATTCATAACAAAACAAATTATAAGGGGAGTTTTTTAAAAATGAAATCTAAAATACTTGAAACATTAGAGTATTCTAAAAATTTAATAATTTCCCCAGATATGGACGGTTTTCTTTCGGCGCAGTTATTAAATCGTTATAACGGATCTCAGATTGTGGGCACGTATGACAAAAACATTCTATGTTTGGCAGATGGCATAAACCCGACAGAATGTTTGTTCGTCGATTGTGACATCAACAATCCAGATTATGTTTCGGTTGGCAATCATATGCGTTTGTTAGATGACAATATGTCGTCGAAAAGTTTTAACCCAAATGTTCACTACGGCATTACAAAATATAGCGACAAGTTTCCATTCGCAACCGCATTTTTAATTGCGTTCGCAACAGAATTAGAAACATCGGCGACAGAGATGATACGCATGGCCTACGCTGACTCAACCCTACGCAATATGGAATCTTACAGCGATAACATGCGAACTTGGTCTGATAGGATGAAATGTCCCGCAGTAGATTATGTCATTCGTAACTCAGATGTTGCCAAATATGCGGATGAGACTTTTAGGGCGGTATATCCAAACCAATCCTTCACATCCAAGAGATATGGCAAAGACCGTTATATACAAACCCTCAATACTTCATTTGAGATAGAGGGCATATCCCACAAACCACTAGTATCAGGTGTCAAGTATATGTCCGATAAGATAGGTTTGACGACCATGAAGAAATATATGGCTGATATTTTCTCATATGCTGAAGTATATTCAGGAGAGTATTCTGTTACCTATTATGATAAAATGGAATGGTGACAGATGATGTTAAGTTTACTGACTTGTTTGATCCTGATCAGCCAAGAAGCGATAGGGAACTAATTGAGTCCCGCCTGGAAATATGCAATGGCTGTCAGTGGTTTAACAAGCGTATGGTAAAATGTAAAAAGTGTGGGTGTTTTATGAAGTTGAAAACAACTTTGAGAGCAGCCAAGTGTCCAATAGGAAAGTGGTGAGAAATGAATAAGGAAGATGTACTAAAGATCATGTTGGAAAGCATTAATGCTGATAACAGAGATTTATGCAAGAAGGCTGGAATGAGTGATGCAGATGCTGAATCTCAGATTGCTCAGTCTCAGCCTAGCCTAGGCTTCATACTTGGCAATATCTATGACAAGTTGAATGAGGCTGGCGTACTAGCGAAATAATGTACGCAAAAAAAATATCTCCAGACATTTATGTCGTAGAAGACTTTGTTAGTGAATCAGAACGGTTAGAGGTTTTTGCCCTAATCAACTCACTATCAGAGTCTTCTTGGTATTCTGTCCAAACCAAGGAAACAGACTTCTTTTGGGGAAAACAGTTTACTCGTGAAGTAAGAGCCAATAAAGATGATATTTTAATTCGTTTGACAGATAGGGTTATGAACCTTGTCCAAGGAAGGTTTTTCGATAATAACCAAGTTGACGGTGAGATAGTTAAAGGTTTTATCGATATTGGAATACATAGGTACTTTAAAGGTGATTACATAGGTGCTCATAGGGATAATCATGAGTATTCTCCAGATACCGTCCGATTTGGCATATGTATCTATTACAACGATGATTATGAAGGTGGGGAACTTTTCTACCCCGAACTAGATATCACATACAAACCAAAAGCAGGAGATCTAGTCATACATGGTGGAAATATACTTCATCAATCATTACCAGTAACAAGTGATTCG